TTGTTTGTAAAATTGCAGAAATAGTTGTGGTAGGAGGTGTTCGTAGAAGTGCCCTTATTAGTTTGTCAGACCTCAACGACAGAGAAATGCGATTTGCAAAACATGGTGAATGGTACAAACTTAATGTTCAACGAGCACTAGCAAACAATTCAGTAAATTATAAGGAACGGCCAGATGTTGGAACTTATATGCGAGAATGGTTATCTCTTTATGATTCAAAGTCAGGAGAACGTGGAGTATATAATGGAATGTCAGCAAAAAATCAAGTAATAGCATTAAACGAAAAGGAATCAGATGAAAATGGAGGATTTATTAAACGAAGAGAGCTAAGAGATGATTTTGGAACTAACCCCTGCAGCGAGATTATTCTTAGAAGTAGAGAATTCTGTAACTTGTCTGAATGCGTTGTCCGAAGATGGGACACTCCCGAATCACTATCTAAGAAAGTTAGGACTGCAACAATCCTTGGCACCTTCCAATCCACTCTTACAAACTTCAGATATCTCACAAAAGAGTGGGAAAAAAACTGCACCGAAGAACGACTTCTTGGTGTTTCCCTCACAGGCATTTTAGACAATCCCTTAACCAATGGTAGAAAGAAGGGATTGGAGGAGTTATTAGATGATCTCAGAAAAACCGCAGTCGAAACAAACAGAGAATGGGCAGACAAACTTGGAATCAAAAGATCCGCTGCCATTACTTGTGTCAAACCAAGTGGTACTGTATCTCAGCTTGTTGATAGTGCTTCTGGTATTCATGCCCGTCATAATCCTTATTATATCCGCACTGTAAGAGCAGATAATAAAGATCCACTTTGTAAAATGATGAAGGATGCAGAGTTTCCAAATGAACCAGATGTAACTAAACCAGAACATACAACTGTTTTTTCTTTTCCAATGGAAAGTCCAAAAGATGCAATCTGTCGCAAAGATATGACTGCAATTGAACAATTACAACTTTGGACTAAATATCAAAAACATTGGTGTGAACACAAACCATCTATTACGGTTTCTGTTAAAGAACACGAATGGTTTGATGTTGGTGCATGGGTATGGAACAATTTTAATTCAATTAGTGGTATTTCATTCTTACCTTTTAGTGAACATACATATAGACAGGCACCATATCAAGATTGTACAAAAAAAGAATATAATGAATTATTAACCAAAATACCAAAAAAGGTAGATTGGTCTAATTTGTCTAATTATGAACAGCAGGATTATACGGTGGCTTCACAAGAACTCGCCTGTTCAGCAGAAGGTGGGTGTGAGATTGTAGACCTTTAATTGGAGAGAAATGGAAGTCGAATTGGATATAGAATGTGACAATTGTAGCGTAACTTATACAATGATCTATGATTCTGATGACATACGAACACAAGAACACGAAGAACATGCGTTTCATTGTGCATTTTGTGGAATTTTGATGGAACCTTATTATGATGAAGAAGAAGAAGAATAAGTATGTTGCAGGAATTGATTATTCATTAACATCGCCCGCAATATGTGTGGCAAAAATAATTAACAATGATATAAAATTTGAAAATTGTAAATTTCATTTTTTGAAACAAAATAAATCACATAAATCATTAGGAGAAGTATTTCTTGCTTATGATTATCCAGAATATTCGGATGACATTGAAAGATTCAGTAAACTTGCATCTTGGACTATTGAATGTATTCGGTGGTTCGATGATAGAGTAAGTGAAATTTACTTGGAAGATTATGCATTTGCGGCAACTGGTAGAGTATTTCATATTGCAGAAAATATGGGAATACTCAAAAAACAATTAAGAGAAACCAAATTTAAATATATAACAATTCCACCCACAGTAATTAAAAAACACGCCACAGGAAAGGGAAATGCCAATAAAGAACTAATGTATGAAACATTTTTGTCAGAATCACATGTTGATTTGCAGAGTCAATTGTCTCCAAAATCAACTAAAATTTCTAACCCTGTATCTGACATTGTAGATTCATTTTACATATGTAAGACAGGATTTCACTTAAAGGAACAGTTATGCAAACCCCCAAAGAGCAAAACCCTTATATAGTTGCTTACAAAAATGGACAGACAGTAAAATTCAGTAAAATAGACGCAGATAATTTAGCCGTAGTTAAACAATTAGATGGTAATGATGTTGAAGTGTTTCATGATGGAAAACTTCAATATAAATTGCATGGCATGGAACAAGGTAAACTTTTTTAAAAAAGCACTTGACATTTTTGAAATGATTTGTTATAATAATACAATGGAAATAAAATAATATGATTGATAAAATTTTACAGGTGGTTCTAAAATTCTTTGGTAAAAAGAAACCAGAACCGCCTGCAGAAAATAATAATGAATCTCTTGAAGCCCTTGAGAGAATTGAAGAAATTGATAGAATCGGAGAACCAAAATGAGTATGATGAAGTTCGATGATTCTAAAATAAAAGAAATTCGGAAAAGAAAAGAACAAGGCCTACCGCCACTTCCAACTGGTGGTGATGTTGTTGAACAATCAAAGAATGCAAAGGGTGGAAGTGAGTTAATTTATCAAAGAGTCAAGGAGAGAGTGCCTGAAGACCTCTGGAACTACTTTCAGATCATTCTTTCAAGAGTTAGACATTATGAAGATAAACCAAAAATACTTTGGTTTCAAGACACATCAAAAGATCCCGAAGTACAATTTTTAAAAGAAAAATCTCATCGTGACAAATTTGAAAGATTTGTATTTCCTTCTGATTGGTCACTTGAAAAATATAATATAGATCTTGGTGTTGAATATGAAAAAAGTGTTGTACTGAAAAATGCAATAGAACCAATTCCAATACACACGAAACCAAAAGATGGCCCAATTCGACTTGCATATACTTCTACACCACATCGTGGGTTGGATGTTCTGATTGGTGCATTCAAAGCATTAAAATTAGAAAATGTAGAACTTGATGTATATTCAAGTTTTAAAATATATGGTTGGGAAGCACAAGACAAAGAATGGGAACCTCTTTATGAAGCGTGTAAAGAAACACCAAATGTGAATTATCATGGAACTGTTTCAAACGAAGAAATTCGTGCTGCACTTCAACAAACACATATTCTCGCATATCCAAATGTATATCCAGAAACAGGATGTATTTCTGCAATCGAAGCAATGAGTGCAGGATGTATTGTGGTGTGTCCAAACCTTGCAGTTCTTCCAGAAACATGTGCAAATTTTGCATGGATGTATGGAATGGTTGAGGATAAGGTCGAACATGCTAGAAAGTTTGCATATGTTCTAAAAGATGCAATTGATAATTTTTGGGAACCACCAGTTCAAGCTGGTCTTGCATTTCAGAAACAATACTATGATATGCACTATGATATTGAAACTACTGCAAAACAGTGGACTATGATGTTAGAAACCATTAAAAATAACTTGGAGAAAAAATCATAATGGCAAAAAAGAAAGTGACAATTGAACGTAAACCAATGAAGGTGAAACGTACTCGTAAAATCTCAGAAGAACAACGTGAGGCTCTTCGGGAACGCATGAAAGAAATGCGTAAGAAAAGAAAACCAGCAGAATATAAAAATGTGAATGAACGTGTTCTTGCTCTTCCAGATGATGATACTTATTCTTTTAAAAATGTAAAAGAGTGGATCAAACACAATAAAGAAATGGTTGCTGCGTTGGGTAAACAAGGAAGAGGTAGACACGTTGGAGAAAAAGAACGCAGGATTGCGGAAAATCAGGCTGCATCTCGTAAATCATATATTAGATACTGTGAACATTATTTGAAAACTGGTGATTGGATTGGAATGTTTTCGGGCCAAAATGAAGAACATAAAGTGGTTCCAAGATGTGTTACTATGGCATATTACCCTGACGGTACTCCTAAGAGGTCTGTGGGGGTATTTTATCCAGATATTAGTGCAGTTTGGACAAAAGGGATGAATGAAACAGAATTTGGAACATCACAAGAATATGTTCCTAAAATTAAAAAAACTGTTGCATTGACAGATAAACAATTTACAGGAGAAGTTTGATATGGCAGAATTTAATATTTTAGAAACCCTTGAATTGGTTGGTAAGGCCAAAACAAGAGAAGAGAAACGACAAATTCTCACAGATAGAGATAATTTTGCAACTAGGGCGTTGTTACAATTGAATTATCATCCAGATGTTAAATGGTATCTTCCATCTGGAGCACCACCATATACGCCAGGACAAGTAGCAGATTCAACTCCAAATTCACTTCATTTTGAAGTAAAAAAGTTGGATTATTATGTTGATCCAAGTCCTCATGATCTTCCTATGCTCAGAAGGGAATCAATGTTTGTTGAATTATTAGAACGACTTGATCCAAATGATGCAAAACTTATTATTGCTGTTAAGGATAAAAAATTGTCTTATAAGGGGTTATCTTACAAGTTAGTTAAAGATACTTGGCCAGATCTTCTTCCAGATGTTAAAGAAAAAAAAGATGTTGAAGAAAAACAAGAAGTTCCAGTTAAAGTTGAGAAAAAAGACAATACTCCAACAACAAATAGTGGGGGTGTAGATTGGTAAAAAAACGTTGGCTGAACAGTAAAAACGCATAAATATAACTACATTTGGTTGATGAGTTTTATATTTCATGTTTTTTATGAATGAAATTAATAACCAAACAAAGGTACAAGTATGGTAAAAATAGTAAGGGTGTTCCTTGCTTTATTTGCTACACTATGGTATACAACTTCTCCGATTAATAGTGGTTCTACAGCAACGATATGGGTGCCACCCCCAAAAGTAGAGAGTGCTGTAGATTTTACACAGAACTATTACAAACCTCTCGATTTTAACAGAGTAAAATATACATTAGCAGATGCAGAGTGTCTGGCGAAAAACATTTACTTTGAAGCAGGGGTGGAGAGTACAGCAGGGAAACTCGCAGTAGCAAATGTTACGATTAATCGTGCGATTAATGGTAATTATCCCAATACCATTTGTGGTGTAGTGCAAGAAGGCATTCATTATTATAATGTTAAGAAAGATAAACATTTTCCTGTGAGAGATAGATGTCAATTTTCGTGGTATTGTGATGGTTTAATAGATGAACCAAGAGAAGGTAGAACGTGGGAATCAGCACAAGAACTTGCTAAGAAAGTTTTAGTCAATCATTATGACAAAGTATTGATTGACATCACCGATGGTGCAACGCATTATCATGCAAATTGGATGGAAAAATATCCAA